GGCTTTTAAACCTCATCTTAGTTATACGTACCCTCAGTGGTTTTGACAAGCTGTATTGAAATGGATGCTAGTAGCATCATGATGAATATAATGAATATAACAGGAAATGACACTGCTGCAAATGGTAGCGTGGAAACACTTACTAATATGATTAATAATTACATTACTAACAATCCAGGCACGTTTCTATACACAATAATCACCACGCTATCAACAATGTTTGCTATATCTAAAATTGGAGTAATTAAGGTAATAAGTAAACCACTAGTTTCGATTTCGAAGAAGATTAAAGAACTGGTTATGGTATGTGTAGATAGAATGCTTAATAAGGTAGGTGTTGATGTAGCTATAACTGATCAAATGAGATTGAATATGGATCTTGACTACATTAAAAATGAACTAAATGAACTGAAGATGCTAGTGGTAAAAAATACGCTATGCAGAACTGTATTTGTAGATCGTGCGCAGCAAACAGATAAGCAGCAAGATACATCAAAGGTAAAGTCTAAATTGGATAGTACTGCGAATGCTACCCACGTAGATACAGTGATGACCGAAACCGTAAACTGAGTGCTCCTGTTGGTTTAGCCATCTCCCAACAGGGCAGCGTATAACATACTGTACCAAGCCTCGTGCCCAGCCAGAGTGCAGCGATCAGCTAACGGATGAGTTATGACC